ACGCGAAATCCCTAGAAATTTACCTATATTGAGGTATATATTTGGAATGACAAGCTAATGAGTATTCTAAATTATGCCTCTTCTATATGTATCGTTGCAGTTTGGTTTCCAGCGCTTTCGTAAGATAAATAAATATCATTTGCTGTAACTCTCCTAGCTTGTAATGCTTTAGAAACTACTGCTTCGTGTATTCCTAGAAATGAGCCTGTATTTGTTCCATCATCTGACCCTACCGTATCTGTATAATCATCTTTCAAAAGCCATTCATGTATTAATCCTCTTGTTATTCTTTTTCCACCAAATAAATCTGTTATTTCTTCTGCTGTCAATGCTACATTATGCACTCTGAAATCTCCTATAACTCCTGTGTAATTTCTATTGGTTACATCATCAAAATTTGAAACTCCAATTTCCATACCTGTATCTGCTTCATAAGAACCATCTCCTGTAATGCTGCTTGTATTAGCTAGAACACCATCTGAATATGTTCTGGCTTCATCTAAATCTCTGTCTATAACAAAAGTGAGATGGTTCCATCTGTGAACTGTTGAACTACCAAAATTTGTTTGAGTTGAACCCGAACCATCATTTACAAATAGACCATATGGTGAGCCTGTTCTAACCACCCATCCCTTTACTGAACCTATAGATGTTTCCGTTCCGCAGACATCTGCTGATGCGTTTTGTGTTGCATGTGGTTTCATCCAAAAAGAAACAGTGAATGATTCACCTGCTTCAGCAAATCTCATAGGTGTACTGTCTGCAATAACAACCCTATCATCTGAGCCATCAAACCATGCTCCATGTCTAGCGTCAACTGAATTAACATCTACATCTACATCTCCTGCTGCCATTATAATAACACCACTTTATTTGTGCATGGCTTGTTTTTATCATGCCCGCAGTCATGAACCTGAATAGAACTCTTTTCATTAGAAATATTTTTTGATAAATCTTTTATTTTATTTATTGATGTGACCAGCCTAGTATAGTCGTCATCTTCAAGAAATACATTTATAGATAATCTTTTTAGCATTTTACGCTTCTTCTACATTAATAATCATTACTTGCTGACCATTAGCTAAAGAAACTGCCATCCATTTATCATTAGCAGTTGTTCGCATAGCTGTAACTGCTGTGTCCACCGCTGCTGTTGTTGCTTCTACAATTTGAACGTCTACATCTCCTGCTGCCATTTAAGTCCAACACGGAATATAATATGCCGTTCCCCCTACATCTATCTCCAGCCATGCTGATATTGTTGCTGTCCCCACTGCTGCAGGTGCCACATTAGAAATTGTGACGTTAGCTGTTGCGTTTGCTGTTAGTGCGTCAACTACTCTGATTTTACCATTCTTAACTAGAAGTTCTTTAATCGCTAGGGTGTCTAAGACGGTATCTACCATGTTAACCCCCTTTTGATTTTTTGTGGCTCTTTGTTGTAATGTCCGGCTTTTCTGTAAGAGAATTATTGTATGCTAAAATATCTGCATTTGTTTTTGCGTCAACTTGTTGAGGTAATGGCAGCCCTTTGGCTATTCTTGCTGAATATTTTTCTCCTCTCGCTATTTGTCCTTCTTTTGACATTTTTAAGCTGCCGTATTTGTGATTATGCAAATTGCGTTAGGGTTCTTTACTTGGGCTACTCCTACTTCCCATGCTCGGATAGTCCATTTAACCCCTGCGTCCTCTGTTGATGTAACTTTTAAGTCTGCTGCAGATTTCCACGTGCAGGCTTCATTTGCAATCACTATTGCCGCTTCATCTGCATCAACAGAATTTGAAACAATTACATTAAGTCCTAATAGTTTACCTACTCTACCATTCCTAGTAACATCATCTGTATAGAATTGTCCTGCATTTCTTACATTTGCATTTCCTAGAAGGTTGGCATAATCCGTTGGATTAAGCAATAAAAATCCGCTCCCCCCCAGAGCGTCATAATTATCAATAGAAATTAATTTGATTCCATTTAAAATATCTTGAATTGGGTCTCTGTCTGCTACAACTGCTGCGTCCCATGCTGCTCCTGTTGCAACAGTATTCCCATTGTCTGTTGTGAAAGCTGAATAAATATCTAAGTCTACTGAACTGGCTACCGCTCTTGCGACCCTTAAAAGCGTCCTAGCAATAACGTCTATTTCATTTGTCTTTGCGTCTTCCCATGAAATTACTGCGTCCATACCATGCTTGACTAATCTTGAGCTGGCTTCTGTCCATGTAACTTCGCCATAAGGGAAGTTAGCTAATCTCGGAATTCCCTTAACTGTTGAGCCTGTCCCACCTGTTAATTCTGTTGCGGTTTCTTTTTGGTAGGTCTCTTTCCATGAATTTGAGCTTTGCACCATACATAAAGATTTTAATCTATACTCTTGTAATGCAAAACCTACAACTACTTTAGAAACATTCTCTGCTCTCAAATCTGCCATGCCTGTAGAATCTGCCATTTTATTTCAAAACCCTTACAGCAACTACTTCGCTGTTGCCCCCTGTCTCTAATGATTTACCTATGACATAACCTTTCTCATCATCTAATGTGTCATAGGTATCTACTGTATTATCTGAACCGTTGGAAACTACATCATTCCCTAATACTGTAGTCGCTCCGCTTCCTACTGATAAATCAAAAATTCCATTAGTGTAAACTGCTATTGTGGTTGCTCCATCACTTGCAACCTTTTCGGCTGCTGCTATCCCTACTACTGGCTTATCTGCTGCAGAAATTTTAATGACTGTTCTTGGGTCTGTCAATTCCATTAAAGTTCCTTTTTCTATGCCTGTGCCATCCGCGCAAGTAAATCTTATTGGGTCTCCGCCATTCCCTAGAAGTTCAATAATAACTGCTTCATTTGCCATTATTTCCTTTATAAAGTAATCTTATATATAAACTTTTCTAAATTCTGCCACCAACTAAGTCCAATGCTTTGGGCGGTCTCTTTTGCCAATTCCAACAGTTTCCGCAAGTGTTCTCCTTATCTCTTGGTGTGTCTTTAACAAATCTCCTTATCTCTTTGCACTTTAGACATAAATGTTTTACAAAAATCATTTTTTCTTAGAGGGAAATAATCTATCTTCAAAGCCTGAGCCTGCTATTAAAGCCTTAGCTTGTTCTATTCCTTTTTCTTCTTCTGTTAATTGTGGCTGCCCTGCATCTGCTTTCCCATCTAGTGCTGTATTTGCCTGTAAAATTTCTAGTTCTTTTTTTAGCTTCTCGGATTCTTTATTCGCTGCTTCTAATCTATCTGCTGCGTCGTTTGCTTTATCTATTAATTCTGTAGATTTATTAACTTCTTCCTTTATTGGTTCTGTAGGTTTTGCTTCTTCCTTAACTTCTGGTTTTACTTCTTTTGTCATTTTATCCCCCCTATATCAGCCCAAAATTTAGGCTTGATAAATTCCCTGCTTTAGTTTTATTAAGGTCTGCATTAGTTTTAGCTACTTGTCTGTAAAATCCCTCTATTTCTATTTTTGTCTGTTTAATTTCTTGTGTATAATTTATTCTAGGTGCAATTCTATATCCATGTACTCTTTCCCATTCTAGCTGTTCTTTTCTTAGCCTGTTAAATTCTTCACTTTTTGCAGTTACTAGGTCTAATTCTTCCTGTCTCCATCTTGCGTGTTTTTCTTCTTCTGTTTCTCCAGAGAATCTCGCTTCTGCCACCATATCGTAGACTTCAGCAGCTACTGTGGCAGCTTTTTTGAATCTTCGTAGTCCGTGTTCAACATTAGCAAAAGGAATATAAGAACTTAATGTGTCCCAATATGGGTCGTTTGCTAATATCTCATTTCTTGTTGCTGCAGCGATATTATATGCTTCTTCATTATCCGCTATTAGCGCGTCTCTTGTGGCTATTCCGATAGTTTGTGCTGCTTCTTCCATTCCTAGAAATTTACCAAATACTCTCCCCCCATAAACCAGTGTTAGTGTCGTGGCTGCCAATTGTACGGCTGCTGTAACGGCTGCTAATATTTTCCATTCTGCTGATTCAACTATTCTAACTGCTGCCCTTTTTACTGAGGTCAAACCTACTTTTACATTTCTACCGCCTACAGCTACTTCCTTAGTGAAAACATTCCCTCTTAAAATTATTTTAGCTCCCTTTGCTGCTTTAATTACCTTTCCAACAGGCAATATTGATAGTGCTAATTCTAACCTTTCTCTACTTTCTTCTGGAGTTAGTTTTCCAAATGCTGCTTTAAAATCTTGAATATTTTTTTTTGTTTCTATCTGCCCTGCTTTAACTAAGTCTAATGTACGTTTAAATGGTAATGATGGAATCTGTCCTGTCTGCACTAAATCAGTAGATTGCTTAAAAGGCTCTGATGTTACTTGCCCTGTTTTAACTAGGTCTTTTGATTGCTTAAAAGGCGCCGCTGACGGCACTTGTCCAGTCTTAACTAAATTTCTTGATTGCTTAAACGGCGGTGCACTCGATGGTATCTGTCCTGTTTCAACTAGGTCTGGCGACTGCTTGAATGGTGCTGGGGTCGGTATTGGCTTTCGTTTTGGCTTCGGTTTATTGTGAGGCATTTATAATTTCTCCATAATCTTAGGTGTCTTTGTCTTTAAACCTGCTAGTCCAGCAATAGTTGCAATTACAATAGTTAATAAGGTACCATTGATACCCAAATATAAGGCGAATAATTCTAAAGCAGTAATTGATAAAATTGCTATTGTTAGGATTTTCATGTTTTACCTTCGATTTCCTGTGTTGTATCATTTGGTTGTGTTGCTTCTTCTATTGGTTCTTCCTCTACTAAATCTACTTCGCTTGGTCTGTCGCTTATAGCATCTGTTTCTAAGCTTGCAGGGAATGTTAATCTAATCTCTATCCCTAACTGTGCTAATATCTGTTCCTCTATATATAGCTGCTCTCCTTTGACGCTCTGCTCAAAAGCTAAATATACAATCTTTCCGCTGGCGTCTGTGAATTCTTTAGCGTTGCCGATAATTATCTGCGGAACGTTAACCGCTTGGAAAAAATAATCATTTAATTGGTTAATCCATGTTAATGGGTTGAGGCTTGCGTTTGCTGCTGTGGCTACCAGCTCTGGCTCTACAACACCTTTAGGCACATACAGATTTTCTCCATTCTTTCTTGCTCCGTCATGCGTCGCTTTGAATTTAGCTATCTCTCCTGCGTCGTCGGTATCCAGATGGAATATAAATAATGGGTCCACATTCCTGTGCATTACCCTTTTCCAGTCAGCCATAGCCTCATTCCTCATTAAGATTATATTTTCTACTGAGGGGATTACACTTATCCCGTGTATCTCGTCTGCTATCCTTTCTCGGCTTAGATGTAGAATTTCGTCTGGCTGGAATTTTCTGGACTTCTGCCCTCTTATTTTATTTATTTGCTCGTACCTTATAAATCTCCCTTTCATATTTTGAACAGATTTTACGGAATCTGGAGATAAGGGCTTTAGATTTAATAATACTCCTTCTTTATCCCTTATAATTTCTGCGTATGAATCTCCATCAATAGTTTTAATCCTAATCATATTTTTTATGATGGAGTTAAATGTATCTTTTCCGTTGCCTTTTATTGTCCCTAAATGGAGAGTTGTTGCTTCCTCTGCTTGAAATCCAGCTCCTATTGTCCAATTTGCTTTTGTATCAATAGCTACTTTAAGTTCTGGAATTGTTTTATAATAACCTAGATTTTTAGACCAATTATGGCTTTGCCATGATGTTTCTTTTTGAGAGCCTGCTGCGTCTGTGCTTATCGAGTCTACAGAATAATCTACTATAGTGTTTTTTACATCTGTTGCTATTGCTGAATCTATGTCTGTTTCCGGCATTATGCTGTATCCAATACATAAGGTACATGAAATATCATTTGTGTACTCTCATGGATTACTGTTCCTCCTCCATCTTGTTCATTTGCAAATTCTAATTCGTTATTTGTGCTTATATAAGCTCCTGTTTTGAAGTTCCTGTTTTTTGGGTCGTGGCATATCATTAAATGCTCGTCATTTGAGCCTGCGTCTAGCTTAAACCAACCCTCTACAGTAAACCTCAGTGTTTCTCCTTTCTTGAAATGCTTTAATGTTGTTACGTTCATCTTGCAGGCTGCAATCATGCAGCCAAATGATGTCTCACTTGTTCTTAACTGCTGTACGTCTGCTGTCCTCGATGTTCCTGTCGCTAGTGTTGTTTCTGTAGAACCGTCATAATGGATTGCTTTGCAGATTGCATAAAATTCTACATTAGTCCCTGTGTCATCATCTGCAGCTACCCCTATAGGTATATTTGCAAATATCAACCCTTTGATGTTTTTTGGTCTGTTATATGTTATGTCAAAATCCATGTTAAACTTTTTAACAAATGATGTACTCAATCCCTCTGAAACTAATATAGAGCAAATATTCTCAGAATAAATATTGCTTGTTGTGCTGACTATGTTTTCTCCTGCATCCCCCACTAACCCAAAATATACAACATAGCCTACACCCTCTGCTATATCAAAATAATCATAATTAACTAGTTCTCTTTGTCTTGGAAATAATGTATTTAAAGCCATTGTTTTAGTGATAATGTTTCATTAATGTTAGGGATTTCTTCTCCTCTTTCTTCGTAAGGCGGTGCTAATCCTAAATATATTTCTTCTTGTGCTACATCCATCCCCCTGTGAATTAACCTTCCCAACAGCCTTCCCCATTTTTCTGTCCTTTCTTTTTTATCAATTTCTATTCTAACTGATGATCCTAATACTCTTGCTTTGAGCCAGTCTCTCGCCACTGCACCCCCTGCGTTCATCTCTGGGGCGTCTATCCCTATCAATCTTAATGGGAAATCAAAATCTCTGAAAGCTGCCCTTAATGTAACAGTATCTCCGTCGTGTACTTTAACTACAGTAGCATCGAAATCTTCTGTTATCTGCTTGTGAGGCGATACAAATTGCAAGTGTTCCATCTGTTTATTTGTGAGTTCTGGAAAGTTTTTGAAATCATGCTCAAATACCATTATGAATCATTAATAAACTCCTGTGTTTTTTTATCTCTTAGAATTGAAATGCCCCTTAATGCCGCATCTCTTAAAACATTTATCATGTCTTCCGCTTCTGTTCTCGAGGTGAATCCGCTCATATCATAGCTTATTACATAGATTGCAGCCAAATTACTGGAGATTTCTTTTAATATTTCTTTGGTATCTCCATTCAGAGTTGAATAATTATCAGAAAAATTATATCTCACCATAGAATTTATGGCGCTTTCAACTTCTGCCATATATTGATTAATGTATGCTTCTGCGTTGGAAGTAGCACTAGCGTTTGCTCCTGCTTTCCTGCTCACTTCTGCAGTTGTTGCGAAAACTCCTGTGTCAGCCATTATTCTTCTTCTCCATATTTATCTAAGTCATAATCCCCTAAATCTTCGTAATCATCATCATCAAATTCTATCTCCATACTGCCATTAAACACTTTGATATTTAACTAATTTTCGCTTAATTATTGATTTTAGGTATTTTCTAGGACACGCAGAACTCTTATCGTAAATTTTGAACATAAAGTTCTAGAAAAATTTATCGAGAGTTCCGCTATACGTCCAGAAAATACACGATTACCTTCTTTCGAATAGGGTATGTCGAAAGACGGAGTTGATATAAATGGAAATAAAACCAACATTTGTAGATAGGTTAGGTAATGTATCGTTGTCTGAGTTCAGCAACGAGAGAAGTAAGCTAACAGGAAATGACCCTGTTAAGTTTATTTCAAAAAATGTAGTAGTACAGAAAGTATATACTGGCAAGGATGGTAAGCCAGCTAATACGAACTCATTTAATAGAAGTGAGTTAAGAAATCTACATAGTTTGATTGAAAACTATCTAGAGTTTCATGGAGGGAGGTAAAATGCCCTCTTCTACTGAATATAATGGATATACTAACTATGAAACATGGTTACTATGTCTAAACTTAGACACTGACGAAGGACTTTATAAATTATTTAATAATTATGAAGGAACAGCCGACGACTTAAAAGAAGAACTAGAAAAAATGTTTTGCCATGTAGATGAAATAGGTTATAAAATCTGTGATTTTTGGTCTAATAGAGACTGGGCAGAAATCAACTGGCAAGAAGTACTAGAAACGAGAGCCGATTAAGGCTCTCTCTTTTTTGCTCTCGAGGGGGGTGTATATCCTAGTAGAAATAAAAAGTAAGCTGTCATGTGGGGGGGGTATGCTATTTAGAAAGAATAATAATGGCTTACTAACTAAGCTAATTTGATTATTTAGATTCTTTATAAATTTTGTTGTCCTGTATCACCGATTAATATATATACACCCCACCCACCCCTACCATACTATCAGCTAACTAACAAGCTGATGGAGATACACCCCTATGGCAGACCACGTAAAAGTAACCAAGCAAATACAAGCAGACATATTAGCATTAATACAGACAAGAGATATTGATTTAGCTAGCTTCATGGATGAAGTAGGCTTAAAGACAGGGCTAAAAGAATCTACCATAGCCGACATACTGGGAAAAATGAATAGATTAAATTATATTAGGATAGTGAATGATGTGGTTAGAAAGCCAACAGAAAAAACAAGTGAGGAGGAAAAAGTAAATGGTTGACGCAACAAAAGCAACAGAAAGTGAGTACCTTAACGCAGATACGGTTAAGGAATTAAGCAAGAAGAAAGGAGTAATAACATCAGCAGGTGAATACCAAGAGACAGAATGGGGAGACAAGCTCACCATGGAGATAGAGGTAGATGGCAGGCAGAAGAAGTGGCGGGTTAATAGGTCATCAGCCCAAAACCTAAAGGCAGAGTTCGGAGTGAATACCGATAAATGGGTTGGTAAGGTTGTTAATCTGCAAGTGATTAACATACAGGGTAAGCAAAGTGTACTGGCTACACCAGTACCTAACCAGATGGCGGGAACTGAGGATGTCAATTGATGGCTTAAAGAGAGTTATATGGGGTCTGCAGGAAATGCAGCCTACCCACGAGGGTAATATGTACTCTCTAAAGCAGGTTAGATTGGCTATAATGGAAGAACGTGGATTTAACCGTAGGACACTAAGTGACAATATAAGTAGGCTTGTTGAGCTCGGGTTGCTGCGTAAGGTCACAAATGATAAATGGCACATAACGAGAGAAGGCAGTGAGAGATAGGTCAAAAAGGCTGCCCTCGGGTCACGCCTCGGGCAACTGCCGCCCCACAATATATATAGCGGGTAATTGTGGGGCGGTCGCCCTCTGAGGGCGAAACGGAAATTTCCGTAAATAGGCTGACATCCCCAAAACCCCTGTCAGCATTTATATTCGTTGGGGAACTCATTAGCGATGGAACAGGGTCCCCGCCCTATTCCTCAGCTAATGGATTCTAGGCGGTAGGGAACCCCGCCCTACCGCTATC